TGGTCGTCCCAGCCTCGATACTGAAGTATCGCCCACCTGCAGATGGTGACCTCCGAGTAAGCCCGACCAAGAGTGTAGTTGCTGCCCACCAGTTCATATCCTGAAAAGCAGCCGGTCCCAAGCGAGCGATGCTATTCCACTCTTGGTCTCGAAGAAGTGTTCTCCTTAATTTTTTGAACGTTCCAAGAAACAACCACGTCTGAGGTGTTACGAGCGTAGTGCTTCCACCATCGGAGCAGAAATCTAGACACCGCTCAACAAAGCAGGTCGCTAGCTCTGACTTCGCTTCAGGAAATCGCGAGCCGCAATATTCCCTGATGAGATCATCTTGCTTCGCCCGCCCCAGATATGGAACGTTCGTTGACACCAGCGCAAATCTTCGACCGAGCAACTCTGCTGCCTTCGCCATCCCTTGCGCGGCCACGGCCATTTCACGTGCATCATCCGTGTCGGCCGAAGCCAAAATCGACGCCAGCAGAGGCTCTAGCTTGTCAAACCCTTCGCGAAAGATATCTGCGCCGGCACGGCGCGGATCGATGAGGCTACCGAGCCAAGGCGCTTTGGCGAACAAATCGTAGAGCGCCTCAAGTCCATTCTTGACCCGCTCCTCAAGCCCGACCGTCAGCAGGTTCTTCTCGACGCCAAGCAAGTCACGCTTCGCCGCCGGATCGGCCGCCGTCACCGCCTTCTCTGCGAGCTTCAGCCACTCCGCCTTAGTGACGCCGATGGCGAGACCCGAACAAGCGAGATTGAGTTTCGGCAGCGTTCGATGCCCGACCTTCCGCCACGCCGCGAAGGCGAGGTTGAAGGCCGCGATCTGTGTGCAGCGCGGGTCGATTTCCAAACCGAACAGATTGTCCTTCAGCACCGCATCGACGGCCGCCGATTGCGACAAGCCTTCCTCGGCCATGCGGAATGCGATGAGGATCGGCAGCGCGAAGACGAGGAAGTGTCCCGAACCCATGCAGGGATCGAGCACGGTCAAATCCTTCGCCGCTTTCGGCCAGCCTTCAAACACGCCGGCGGCGGGACGCCAAGGCCCCCCCGTTCCGTCTTCGGCTGTGTCGCGGACAAAGCGCAGATAGGTCCAGTCGATGTCGCCGACCTTGCAGGCCGCGCGCAACGCCGACTCGTCGGACGCCGAAGTGGCAAGCCCTGGGTTGCCGGCGAGCACCTTGCCGGCCCACCAGGCGCCGAGCGTGTTGTGGAGCAGGAAGAGGACCATGTAGTCCTCGGTGAAGAGCTGCGTAACCGCCGGCAGCTCGTCCGCGCCGATCTTCACCTCGGACTTGTTGACCTCGTCCTTCTTGTCCGACTGCCAGAACTGGTAGACCCAGCCGAGGCTATCATCGGCCTCGAACGCCGGCTTCGTCAGGCCCTTGAGCAGGTCCTCCATCTCGGAGCGCGTTTCCGGCGGTAGCGCGATATTCAGCACCGGATCGTCCTTGCGGAAAATCTGCGGCAGCATCCGTTCAGCGTAGTCGCTGGCCAACGGTAGCCAATCGGTTGCCTTCTCGCGGGCAAGCTCCTGCACCTCGTCCAGCGTAATGGCGACGCCTGAATCTGGCTCGATGAGCAGGTCCGATTCCGCCAGGAACCGCGCGAACAGCATGCGGTGCCACTGCTCGTAGGCGCACTCCTGCACCAGACGTGTGGTCGCCTGCACACCCTTCGGGTCGCGCCGATCGCCCAGTTGCCGGCCGTGGGCGCGCAGTCGATTGCGCAACGCGCGTTGCTCGGCTGTCAGATGCTTCGACGCTTCCGCTTCTCCGACGCCGAGTTGCTCGATCGCCTTGCGCGCGCCAGCCTCGGCGACACGACGTGCCTGCTTGACCGTTCTTTCGAGCTCTTTCCGGAGTGTCCTGTCCAGCGAAGCCATGCTGCCGTCCTCAATTCACCAGCACAGGACCGTCGGCAATCTTCGCCAACAGGGTCGCCTTCTGCCGATCGATCCAGGCCTCGACCTCGCCCGCATCGCGCAGCGTCGAACGCTCCAGCGTCACCGTCTGAACTTTGGGTTCGAGATGCCGCGCCGCCCGCTCGATGGCGTGATTAACGCGGCCGGCAATTGCGTCGATCTCAGCCTGGATACCGGATAGCGGCTTCCGGTCCAGCGTGTCGGCCAGCGCCTCGTCCGTCGACACGTCTGGCCTCGCCGACGCCACGAGGCCCACGGCCGCCCTGATGCTGTCGCGGTCGGCGGGTTTAAGTTTCGCCCACACGCTGTTGGCAGCCAGCGTCGCGTTGGCCGCCGCGAACGCTGCTTCATGCGCCGCGTAGCCCTTCTGGAGGGCATCTCGCAATAGTCCGGCCAAGCCCTGGCGCACTGTGTTGGCAGGGTCAGAGGCTTCGAGCAGAAGGCGCTGCAAGCGGATCGCGTCAAGCTGGTCTAGCTGCGTCTTCGCCTCCGGTATATCTGCCGATTGCTTCGATAGGCGGCCGAGAATGCCCCATGCGGGAAGACGCTTGGCGATAAGATCGCGCGTCGCGCTCCACGCCTTAATCTTGTCTTCCCACTCAGTCGCTTTGTTTTTGATCGCAACCAACTGCTCGTTGCCGACCAGACGTTGGATATCCTCGATCTCGGTTGTTGACGGCGCTGCGGGGAGCGGCGCTTCGCCGCCCGCCGCCTTGGCAAGTGAAATCATCCCGGACAGGAACTCTCCCGCCCGCGCGGTCTCCTCGCCGCTCTTGCAGGACACACCGAGGGACTGGAACAGCTTGCGGAGGATGAGCCGGTCGCCGACCGAGAGCGTCGCCTGTTCGACGCGGAATTCAGCCTTGGCGATCTTGTTCTGGTCGAGCTGGCCCGGCGCCACGGCTTGCCCGTTGAGCGTGGCAGTGATGTGCTGGAGCCGATGCAGCGCGATCAACGCGGCGTCGACCGCGTCGCGAGGCCAACCGAAAGGCGATCCGCCGAGCGCCTTGCGCACATCCGAGCCGGATTTGCCGGCGCCTATGGTGGCGATCACTTGCTGACAGACCGCGTGCTTCTCGGTGGCATCGGTGTGACCCGTCGGTTGGAACGGATGATCCGCGCCTTCCCGAGCGCGCTTAATAACCGCTTCCCATGCCGCGGAATCCGCGTCCTTGAAGCGCGGGAACATTCGGACGAGCGAGGCGTCGGTCGCGGCCTTGAGCCGTTCGTCGAGGTCCGTCAGCAGCACTTCGCTGCCACCACCCTGAAACACTTTCGTGTTCGCCACCACGTCTCGGATCAGCCGATCTCGGTCCCCGCCGGCTCGGGCGCGGCGGCTGTCCATGCTCTGGCGCGCTTCCTGGCCTTCGGCGGTCGTCGGGTTGCCCTTGGCGTCGAGCGTCTGTTGCGTCGCATCGGCTTCGACTATCAGACGGCGAAGATCGTCGGCGGACTGTCGGGGAATGAAGACAAACAGGATCGGGCTGTCGGTGCCGGCTGTGCGCGCGGCGTCGACGACGTCCTTTTCCGAGCAGGACCAGCCGTCGCGAATCCAGATCGGAACGCTGGCCCCGTCGACCATGGGAGCAGTCTGCTCCCGATGGATCAGAAACTGGCGCGGCTCCTTGGCGGCCCCCTGAATCACCTTGATCGCGCGCACGGTCCTGTCGACCTCGCCATAAAGTAGCTGGTCGCGTTTGAATTGGATCGCGGCGGCGTCGTTGTTCAGCTTAGTCTGACGATTGCGGAACTCGCGATCCCATTCGCTGCCCTCGCGGGTTTGCAGCCGATACTCGTCGCCGACTGGCATGAGAACGCCTTGGTCAGCGAGCTTCTTCAAGGTCGTCTCGACCTCGGACCTGAGCTTCCCGTTATCTGCCGAGAGATCGTCAATGAGGAGATCGGCCAGGTGATCCTTCGTCGCGCGGACGCCGATGTCGGCCCCGGCTTCCCGCTTCAGCTTGCCGATTAGAAACACCAGGCCGCAAATTCGCTGCGCCAGCGCGCCCTCGGTGCGGCCAACCTGAATGATCCGCTCGTTGATCTCGCGCAGAAGAACGCCGGTATTGACCATCTCCGGCGCGAGGGCTTCGAACAGTTCGTCGGCAGCAACGATCGCCCCCAAGGGCCGCTCGGAGACCTTGGCAACTGCATCGTGGATGATACGCAACTGAGAGCGCAGCTGGCTGCTCGTGCCGGCGGCGTCGATCTGGCGAAAACAATTTTCCCAAAAGCGCCGGCGCACGGGCAGCAATGGGTAGTCGTCGACGATAACGGCGCGGTCTTCGACGATCTCGCCGATCCGGGTGCCTTGCAGTTGGCGGGAGACTTCGCCAGCGTGCGTGTCAAGCAGTGAGCGAACGTCGCCGACAGTCGTAGGCTTCTTTTGCAGCAAGACCTTGCGGGTGACGGTTTCGACCTCGGCGTCCGAGAGCGGAACTCGAATGGTGAAGCGATCCATCAGTTTCTGCAGTAATGGAATATCGGTAAGCGCGCTTTGGCCTGCGCCAACGATAATCACGTGACTGTCCAACTGCTTCGAGACAGCCTCGGCCACTTCGGTCACAAGGACCGACCGATCGTTTGACTCGCCGATGTATTGCTGCACTTCGTCGAGCACGAGCAACGCGCAGGGCATGCGGCCATCACGCCCCGCCAAACGCAGCGCCTCCTTCGCAATCCGGAGGAAATCATCCGTCGTGATGTCTGAGTTCTGTGGGGGAAACTGGGCTTTCAATAGTTGCTTCGCCTCAGCTTCGCTAGCTGCAAAATGCTTGTCGCATTCCATGACGGCGCGCGCGATGGGGCCGCTGACGTAAAGATTGTTGAGCTCGCGCTCGAAGGTTTTGCCGCCCGCTTCGATTGCAGCTTTCACCTTGTCGAACAGACCTTGGGACTGAAGCCACAGACAGAAGCGAGCCTGTGGATATTGCTCCGGCAAACCAACGGCCCGCAGCAGGATCGCGAGAATGGTCACACGAACACTGTCCGTCGTCCCGCTTGGCAGGGCGCCGGCGGCGGCAATCAGGCCGCCCGCCCGCTTGCCTGCGGTATCCAGCTCAATCAGCAGTGCCCGCAGGTCTTCCGGGATCGAAGGCACAAGGCTTCGTGCGGTGGCGCCGTCGGGGAAACGCGTGTCCTGCCAGAGGTGGCAGAGCATCTTCAGAAGATGCGATTTGCCGCTGCCAAAAAATCCGCTGACCCACGCGCCCCGCTGGCTCGTCTTGCCCAGATTGTCGAGGAATGAACGGATAATCTTTTGGACGCCATCGGCATACTGTCCTTCACAGACGAACGTTTCGAGTTCGCCACGGAGCTCAGCCTGAGTCCGTTCGTTTCGACTATCGGATATGCGTGCTTGGCCCTGATTGACGAGAGGATGAACGGCGGGATCGCGTTGCAGCGTGTCCTTGATCTTCATGCATTTCCTCATTCGTTGTGCGCGGTAATCGGCACGGCGAGGTAATTCCAGCCGTCGCGCGCATCGAGCAGGCGATAATTGTTGCGTTCAAAGTGACCCGGGAAAAAGACAATGACTCGACCTTTGATGTCGCCTTCTATCATTCGCAGCACCTGAGAGATACGAGCGAGACCAAACAGCGATCCGGCACCGAGGATGGCGACCACAGAGTTTTCGGTGACATCGGGTTGGCGCAGAACTGCGCGGGCGCGATCTGCGACGAAGGCAGGAAACTCGGCTTCCAGCTTAAGCTGGAGATCTTCAGGCGAGGCGAAATACTCGTCGCGGTAGTCGTCCGCAGCCATCCACTGAGCAAAGGCATCAGCGAGATCAATCTCGCGCCAATCGTGTCCGGCTTCTCGCGTGACGGTCTCGAACGCAAGCTTGCGGGCTCGAAGCGTGCGCTCCAGTTCCTTATCGTAGATTACCATGACAACACGCTGCGCCCCCGCAACCGTTCGCTGCCAGGGGGTGGCGATGTGACGACCAAAGGATTCAGCGAGATCTTCGATACGCGTCATGATCAAGACTTTGCGGTGTATGGATCGAGACGCGACAAGTTCAGCTCGACCACATCGCCAGATATGCGAAGGTCAAGCAATCCGACACGCTTGGCCTCGAGTGCAAGGTGGCGCGCCTGTGAGGGATCGCAGTCCAGGACTTGGAGCCAGGCGCATGAGAAGATTTCGGCCCCACGGAAGCCTGCGGCGTGGGCGAGATAGATCGCGAACGCCGCTGCGGTTGACGTCGCCTTCACCAATCGGCGCTTCTTGAATGTGCGGCCCTCGAGGTGGCCAGATTGGGCCCACGTACTCGCGGCATTCCGACACACCTTGTCCAACGTACTGTCACTTAGCCGCGTCCCGACCACCGTTTGCAGCGCTGATTTCATCCATTCGCGCTGAAATTCTGCATTGATCGGAAGAAAAATGATGGATGGCGCCGTGGCGGCCAAAAGTGGGTCCCGAGCTATTGCGATAAGCAGGGCAAGCAGGTGGCGACCTTCGTGCCCCAGATCCCAAAGCCGCCGAAGTACGCGAAAGACTGGAATGGAGGGATCCAGTCCGTAGAGTTCTCCCAACCTTTGATTGGTCAGACGCCGCGTGGCTGCTGTTGGCTTCGAAAGACAGTTCCCATCGATGATGGCGCTCGCATATTCCTGCCGCTTCGCGTCTGTCGGCGCCGCGGTAAGGACCTGCTGCAGCTCGTCGAACATCATCGTCCGGCTGGTGTGTGTGCCTTTGGCACCGAATCGGAATCCGACTTCGGCCGCACTAGGAGCAGCGCCCGCGGCGGAAACGAAAGAGAGAGCTTGGGCCATCAACAGCATCTACAGTCCGCCGGCAAGTTTGCCGGCAGATAGTTTCAGGGCGCAATCTCGTTGTCAAGAAGCGCTTCTTTCAGCCGGCAAGTTTGCCGGCGGGCTGTTAGGAGCCCCTTTACTTAGACAATAGGTCTACAGTTCGGATTAGGCGCTTGCGGGCCCTTCGCTTGCGGTTGTTGTTTCTGCCCGCTCCGTCCCACGTCCTCCACAGAACAAGGGTTCGGTCGTTGTGGCACGCGATTGTGCCGGATGCTGCGCTAGCCTGCCGAAGTCCGCTGCAGCGCCACGTCCGTGCATCGCTTGAGATACACAACGGCGCGACAGCCAAGGAGCTTCAGATCCTCATGGGGGCCGTCCATGCAGATCACGTTCGATGTCTATGATCATCTCCAACGATCATGCTGGACCTCGGGCCGCGCGGGTCGATCTGACACGAGCAGCTTTCTGCAACCGGGAAGGCGGTCGCAAGGCTCTGATTGCACCTAGATAAGGTACGTTCGTCGAAGCGGGAAAATCTCTGAGGAGGCATTGTGCTAATTGCTCTTGTGAATAATCAGCGCACTTTGGCTGCTCCTAAACTGAAAGGATTGTGCCCCGGCTGTAAGCAACCGGTGACAGCCAGATGCGGTGATCATCGGGCTTGGCACTGGGCGCATATTTCCAAGAAAGAGTGCGATAGCTGGTGGGAGGAAACCGAGTGGCATCGCGTCTGGAAAGCTAAGTTTCCAGTCGAATGGCAAGAGATAATTCTGGTAGATGCTCAAACTGGCGAAAAGCACATCGCTGACGTGCGCAACAGCCATGGGCTTGTGCTGGAATTCCAGCACTCACCACTAGACCCGCAGGAGCGTGCTGCCCGCGAGGCATTTTATAAAAACATGGTCTGGGTCGTTGATGTCGGTCACCGAAAGAATGATTACAAACGTTTCGCCAAAAGCTTCCCGCAATTCAGGAAAGTGCAAGACGGGGCGTTTCTTGTGGTGTTTCCCGACGAATGCTTTCCTGAGACCTGGCTGCAAAGCGCGAAACCAGTCTTCTTTGATTTTAAGAGCATCGATCCCCTAGAAACGGAAGCAAGACCGGGAAGCGAGCTGCTTTGGTGCCTTTTACCGGGGCGCACAGAAGGGTTTGCCGTGGTTGTTGCAATGAGCCGCGAAAGCATTGTGGAAGAAGCTACAATCAATTCCGATCTGGTTGACGTTCTGCAGAGGGGTCATGTCATAGCCGGCAACTTCCTCTACCTTTCGCGATCCCGCACCCGGGGGCGGTTGCCGCGGAGTCCGCAAGGCAATTATGGACCCTCACGCCGAAGGCGATTTTGATTTACTTTGAGGGGGCTGAACTTGAACCTGCGACCTTCAGGTTAAATGTCTGGCGAGCCGATAAGCAGCGACACCTGGGAAGCCCAAGCCGCTGGCACCTCCTGCAGAGTGATCAGTTCCTGAGCCGTCATTTCAATTGGATGCCGGCCGGTCAAGATCGTATCCACTATTGCTGGTGCGAGGAAAGCGAGTGGGATGACACGAGCGACGTACCGTTCGTCTTTATTGTACGCTTGGGCGAGCGCGCGCATGGTCGGAAACCGACCCGAGACCAAATCCTCCCACCACTGATGCGCGTTCGCGATCATCTTCACCAGGGCCGGATCCGGCTCTCCTGGTTTCTCACCGCCCGGCCCATCCAGAACAAGCTTCGTTTCGAGCCCGCGACGGCGGAGTTTGATCGGCAGAACAACCGTAATCGCGGTCTGATCCCCGGCGCCATCACCCGTTTCGGCATCCAGATCCTGCCAGTCGGCTGTTGTAATTCCGCCGTCATGAGCTACTTCAACATTTCCAAGAACGGCTGCAAGGTCCTTCCGACGAATTTCGACGCGCACCTCCGACACGCTGAGCGTGACCCGAGCTAGCAACATCAGCAGCAACTCACGCAACGGTCCCCGGCTTTCCGAGCGAAGACGGCCGGCGAGGTCTTTAGCCTTAGCGATCACCACCCGCCCTGCCCTGATCGTCCCGTCACTGCCGCCGCAGGTCTTGAGAACCCACTGCTGGTCGGTGAACTGCTTGACCAGGAGGTTGACGGTTGCCTTTTCGATTTCCGGAGCGGGAATACGCCAGCCGCGATCCGCTTCGCGCGGGCGTCCACGCCCGTGCGGCTGAGATGATGGCTTCGCATAGTAGCGGTAGCGTTTCCCTTGCCGGTTGGTATGGGTCGGCGTCAGCCGGGTGCCGGTGTCATCAAAAAGAAGCCCTGCCAATAAACTCGGGTCTTTCGCGCCGAGCTGGATGTTACGGGCGTGAGTATTGGTGGCCAGACGCATCCGAGCCAGCGCCCAAGTCTTCGGATCGATGATTGCCGGGTGCTGGCCGTCGAAGCGTTGCCCCTTGTGCCCGATCTCGCCGACGTAAACGGGATTGGAAAGGAGTTTGTAGATTTCTCCGCGGGTGAATTCCCGGCCTCCATAGGTTCGCCCGCTGGTGATGGCTTTGGATTTGGGGCGGCGGATGCCACGATGGACCAGTTCGGCCTCGACCTTGGCGACGGAGCCGGTTTCGCAATAGAGCTTGAAAATCGCGCGGACGATTTCGGCCTCTTTATTATGGATCGCCAAGGTGCGCTGCTCCGGCCGATAACCGAGCGGTACGAACCCGCCCATCCACAGCCCCTTCTTCTTCGAGGCAGCGATTTTATCGCGGATGCGCTCGCCGGTGACTTCGCGCTCGAATTGAGCAAACGAGAGCAGCACGTTGAGCGTCAGCCGCCCCATCGAGCTCGTGGTATTGAACGCTTGCGTGACCGACACGAACGAAACGTTCTGCCGGTCGAAGATTTCGACGATTTTTGCGAAATCCATCAGCGAGCGGGTCAGACGGTCCACTTTATATACAACGACGATATCGACCTTGCCCGCGCCGACATCGGCAAGGAGCTGTTTCAGGGCCGGGCGTTCCATGGTCCCGCCGGAATAGGCGCCGTCATCGTAGGCGGTGGATAGAGCTTTCCAGCCCTCGTGCCGCTGGCTGGTGACATAGGCCTCGCACGCCTCGCGCTGGGCCTGAAGCGAATTGAAGTCCTGTTCCAGACCCTCCTCGGACGATTTGCGGGTGTAGATCGCGCAGCGGAATGCGCGCTTGCGGACCGGATCACGCATCGACCGTACTCCGTCTGGCAGACTTCGGCTGGCCGTCTGCCGCGCCATCAGGCGATCTCGGCTTTACCCCGAAAAACACCGGTCCATTCCAGCGGGTCCCGGTGATGAGCCGCGCGATCTGAGACAGCGATCGGTAGCGGGAGCCCTGCCATTCGAACCCGTCGCCAAGAACCGTCACCGTGTGAGTCTTGCCTTGCCAGACCCGCATAAGCCGCGTGCCGGCCCTGGCGCGCGGCGCCGCGCGCACGGGAGCGACTTTGCCGGTGCGAGCAGCTTCCGCCACCTCGCGCAGATGCTTCCGGGTGGCAGGTTTCAGGCCGCCGAGCGCGTCGGCCTGAATGCGCCAGGCGATCGATAGGATGAGGATTTTCCGGCGCACGGTCTTGGGGGCGACGCTACCGTAGTGTTTCTGCCACACGGCCCGAAGCTCGGTAAGTTCGAGATCGCGCAATCGCGCGATCTCGATTTCCAGTGCGCGCTCGTCGAATTCGCCGCGCATCGTTCACGCGGCCTTACGACGAACTTTCCCGCCGGCGGGTTTCGATGCAATTCGATAGACGCGGCCGACGTCGGTTTTCTCGGAGACGAGATTCAGCCTAAGCTTCTTTCGCACCACGCCGGAGAAGAACCCGCGCACCGAGTGCTGCTGCCAGCCGGTCGCCTTCATGATCGCGTCGATCGTCGTGCCTTTCGGCAGGTTCAAAAGCGCCATCACCGCCTCCTGCTTTGAATTGCGAGGCTGCACAATCATCGGGACTTTGGCACTCGCTGACGTTTCGGAATTTTTCGCAACGGTCGGGGCAAGCGACGTCTCGGCCGAGCCGCCAACGGATGTCTTTCCCGCTTTCTTACTTGTAGATTTTGGCTGAGCATCAGGCTTAGTGCCCTTCGTGGGTTCGGCACCGAGCACCGATCCTTGTTGTCCATCGGACTTTTTCGCAGCTCCCGCCGATTTGGTAATGGGCTTGGCGGCTTTGATACCTTTGGTCTTGGTCACTCCAGCTCTCCTTCGAGGTTGCGACAGCAACAAGCGCTGTCACGACCGCGAACCCGCGGAGGCCGATGGCGCTGGCGGGGACAGAAGCCGGACGTTTCAAGAAAACTAGCTACTGCCGAGACGATTGATCATGCTGGCGACGTTGAGGAACGTGTTCACCTCGTAGGTGATTTGCTCGATGTCCAGAACGATCTCGATTCCCTTCTCGACATTGCCGGATAGCGCGCAAGCTTCGGCGGCTCTGGCGATGCTGGTCGCCTTTTCCAGGCGCGAGCGCATCTCCGTCAGATATACTTTGATGGCAGCTTCTACAGTCGTGGGATCCATGGCAGTGCCTCCTTGCGGTACCACACACGCTTCCTATCGCGGCGAAGTCGAGCAGAAGCTGAGCAATCATATGGCTCATTTCGCCCAAAGCGGATCATCTTTGGACGGTGGGCCCTGCGAAGTACCGAGAAATTGCAGCAGCGCTCACGCCGACTCACCCGGCGCTTTTCAAAAGTGCTCGGAGTAACTTTATCGGATCCGCACCGACGGCTCTTGCGAACTTAATAAACTCGATCACGTCCAAACGTCGTTCCCCGCCCTCGATCTTGGCCACAAAGGATTGAGGCCGACCGAGGCGCTTTGCGACGGCGTGCTGGGTCAACCTCGCCTTTTGCCGCGCAACAACAAGCAGCCCGCAGAAAGCCCGATGATCGGGCGAATGCAGCGATTTGGTGAGACCCCGTGCCTTTTTAGCCATAAGGCTCGGGAATCTGATCCCAGATTCGGATTATCCCAAAATCGGATATTATTAACCTAGCTATGCTTCGCTGCCTCCGGCCCCGGGTTCACGCCTGGACTTCCAGCGCGACCGAAGCGATCTGGCCGACATATCTAATCCAGGAGGCCAGGAATGAGTTCAACCGCAAACGCCGAATTACGGAACGATCTTCAGTTCGACCCCAATTGCTGCACCACGGGCTTTCTGAAGAATAACCTCGACGCACCAAGGCTGTTTCGGGATCCGGCTCAAATCGCTCACCGGCGCTCGGAACTGGGGGAGCCGCATATCAAACCGCTGACCGAGTTTGCGCAGTCGCTGCGCGATCGCGGCTACGGGCATGTTCCGGATTTCGATCCGTGGGACGGCGGCATCTCGGCTCAGATTCTTTTCTTGTTTGAAAAGCCGGGACCGAAAGCCTTTGCGTCCGGCTTTATCAGTCGCAACAACGACGATCGAAGCGCCGAATATACGTTCAACTTCATGAGGCAGGCCGGCATCCCGCGAGGCAAAACCTGCCTGTGGAATACCGTGCCGGGGTGGAACGGTACAAGGAAGCTGACCGGAGTGGAACTGCAGCAGGGCGGCGCGGCTCTGTCCGAGTTGATACCTTTACTTCCCAATTTGAAAGTCGTGGTGCTGGTGGGACAGCGGGCTGCGAACTGCTGGTCAAAGTTTGGCAACCCCGCCGGGCTCCCGAGCATCGTTTCTGCACACCCTTCGCCGGTCAACTTCGCCTACGCACGGCAGACCTGGAACACGATCCCGAGCTGCTGGGCCAAGACAAAACGATTCTTGGGCTAGCCGCAGGACGCGTTGGCAGACCGTCAACCGCCGCCAGAGATCAGCGCTGGCGGTGCAAATGAAAATGATCGATCAGGTGCTAGAAATCAAAAGCTCCCCCGACCTGGGGGAGCTTTCTTCGTGATCAGGCACCGGTCTGCTCGAGCGCAGATTCAGGTGGTTGGGCTTATCAATATCCCCGGGACATCAGCCAGGAACGGCGCGCCCAGTAAGACTCGGTCAGACCCGAAAGCGCCTTCGAGATGTTCCCTGGATCGTACGGCATCTTAAAATCCAGCGCTTGAGTCATGCTGTCGACCTGATCCGAGAAATCGCCTTCGGGAAAGCTGCGCAGCTCCTCCAAAAAGATACGCAACCATGACGCTTCCCTCGGAAAGAACACCCGGCCCTGATGAAATTTAAGGGTCTGCTCATAAAGGCGCAGCTCTTTGCTCAGCACGGGCTTCACCATTTGCACGCGGCCGGCAAAGTCGAACCTGATCAACTCGCCCAAGCTCGTGCCGCTCGAAGCGTCTTCGATCAAAACGTAACGGGGGGAGAATTGCTTCTCGAGCGTGTGAGCGGCCTCAACCAGCTCGTGAATCAGCATCCGCTTTCGGAATGCGTGCATCAGGTAAAAGCACTCCTGGTGCAAAAGCCAGGTCGTGCACACGCTGAAGGAACTCGTGAGATTCGTTTTTGCTCCACAGTCCCAACTCTGCAGGACAAATGATTCGTCCTCCCTTTCCGGCAGCGTGTCGTAGAATTGGTACAGACTGGTCGGCAGCATGGCCCCGCCCTCGGGCACCGGATCCTGCTGCTGTTGGGCGGCAAAGACGATGGGGCCGTTCTCGACCTTCAGGCGCTCGATGGTCTCGCGGCTTTCTCGCGCCGGATTCAGAACCTCACCGACCTGGCGTTTGTAAATTCGATTACGGCCGATCTGGATGTCTTCAGGGATCTCAGCGATAGCGGGCAAGCGCAGATGTTCCCAGCCCTCGAGATTCCGCAAGATGTGCCCGGAGGGATCGTCGAGGTGCAGCCGTTGCATCACGAGCAAGATCTGGCCTTTCTCCTTGTTATCGAGCCGCTGAAACAGCGTGTGGCGAAGCCAGTCGTTCGCCTTGTCCCTTAGGGCTTGCGATCGACAGTCGATTGGCTTGATCGGGTCGTCAACGATAAAAATGTCGCCTCCCATGCCGGTGACCGAACCCAAGACCGACGTCGACCGGCGATACCCGCGTTTAGTCGTGAAGATATCATTGTCGACCGAGCGCTTAATCTGCATCTTCGGGAAAATTCGCTGATACCACGGCGACTCGACGATGTCCTTGAACATCGTCGCGTGATCGCTCGCCAGAACTGCGGCATAGCCGATGCAGAAGATCTTCTTTCTGGGATCGTGCCCCAAAATAAACGCGCAGAGAGCGACATTGAACATCTGCGATTTGCCGTGCCGTGGCGGCATGTTCACCACACCGCGACGGAACTCGCCACCGATGAACCTGGTCGCGAAATGCGCCATCGCGTCGATGCTCCAGTTGTCTTTGAATTGCTGACCGGGATTGAGGGTCAGGAAGCAACGTTGATAGAAGATGTCGAAGCGGAGTCGGCAGGCAGCATCGTACTCTCGAAGCTCTTGGGTATCCATGATCATCACCATATGTTTTTACGTTTAAGTTCACGAAGAATCTCTGCGTGCAGCTGAGGACGCAGTTCTTCCTCGATTTCGCGGCGGATTTTTTCTTGCATCGCGTCGTAGGCTTGCTTGTCCTCTTCGGACGTTGCTGCGGCGGTCGCAGCGGTGCTGCTCTCGATCGCCTTGCGATACTCGGTCAGTACGAACCCCATCGACCGGATATCGCCTCCCAAGGCCTTCTGAATGGCCTTGAAGAACATGGCCTCGTAGCGTGTCAGCTTTTTCGGATCCGGGATCTTGCGGCCGAGCTTGGACTCCATCATCTCGATGATGACGGTTCTCTTGTTCTTGCTGCCCTTCGTTCGGCCCGCTCGGTTACCGGACACGCCCTTAGGCCACCGCCCCTTCTCCCGACGAATTCGCGAGCTCGGCGGTGCCGCAGCTGGCGAAGCTCGGCCTGAGGACTCGGCGTTCTTTCGACCGGCGGCCGGCCCGACCTTTTTGCGCTTCTGAGCGGGATCTCGATCACCCGACCCCGAAACGTCGGCGCTGTCGTTGAGGCGAACACGTTTCATGCGCGCCTCCTGTTGCGCGCAGCGCCCGCTTCGATCTGGTCAAAGGTCTTTTCGCTGCCCTCGAGGACAGCATCGGCCTTGGTCGCGGCCTGCCAACGCCTCACGGCGACATCTACATAGAGCGGGTCGATCTCGATACCGAAGGCCCGCCGGCCGATCCGATCCGCCGCTAGGACCGTCGTGCCAGATCCCAGGAAGGGGTCCAAAACGACATCACCGCGACGGGTACAGTCCCGTATCGCATCCGTCACCAGGAGTGTTGGTTTGGCGGTTGGATGCGCCGTCAGGTCCGCCATGCGCCCGGATCGGAACGTGTTGACGCCTGGGACGGTCCAGACGTTTGTGCGATTCCGGCCCAGACGCCCGAGTTGAACGTTGTTCAGGTGCGAGCCTGAGCCGACCTTGTAGACGAAGATTTCTTCGTGCTGCGATCGATAAAACGATCCTTGCCCGCCATTCGTCTTGGCCCAAACAACGACGTTCAGAAGCTCGCTATAGATTTCTTTGCCGGCTGCGAGTAGTTCGCCGTAATGGCGCCAGTCCATGCAAACGTAATGCAGGGCACCATCGGCAGAATATTCTGCCGCCAGACCGAGGGTTTCGGTCAAGAAGTCGGTGAACTTCTCGGATGACATCTCGCCTGCAGCCATCGCAAAGTTGCGATGCTTGGTGCGACCGCGCCCCACCACTTTGAGAATGTGCACGTTATAAGGCGGGTCCGTGAACACCATGGCGGCGCGATCGGGGCCGATTAGCTTGTCGTAGTCCGCTCGTCGGGCGTCGGCGCACAGAATGCGATGCCGCCGCCCGAGCACCCATATGTCGCCTGGCTGGGTTACCGGCTTGGCTTCGACGGCCGGAATGTCCTCCTCCGAGTTCGGCTCTGGATCGCTCAAATCCACCATCAAGGCGTCGAACTCAGCTTGACTGAAACCCGTCAAGTCCAGCTCGAGGTCCTCTTTGGCGAGCAAAGTGGACAAATCCTGCAATTCGACCACGAGCGCGGAACGGTCGTACCCCGCCATTTCCGCGATCTTATTGTCGGCGAGGACGTAGGCGCGCTTCTTGGCTTCGGACAGTCCGCTCAGAACCCGGACTGGGATCTTTGCCAGGCCAAGTTCTTTCGCCGCTAATGTGCGCGCATGACCAGCGAGAATTACCTCGTTCTCGTCGATGAGCACCGGATTCGTGAACCCGAATTCCTTTATGCTCGCTATGATACGACGTATCTGCTCGCCAGAGTGGGTCCGAACATTGTTTGGATGGGCTGCAAGAGAACTAGTCTTTCGATATTCGTCTTTTCGGTCGACCACGATCAGCTCCTCAAAAAAGAGAAGCCCCCATTAGTCGGCTCGATTTCGTAAATTCAACAAGAGTAAAGCCGGGTTCCACCAAGGCGAAATTGCGGCCCACGAACAGCGGCAGTTGCGTATCAATCAAACAGATATGTGCTCAGTCAAATTCTGGTCTGGTTCACGCGGAACGACCCTTGGGGGTGACAACGTAAAAGCGATTTGAACGGCTGCCGCCGCAAGTTTGGCCACCGTCAGGGACGGCGCACGCTTGTAGCGGTGGACGAACGCAGGATCGAACTTCCCGAATTCCTTCTTCACCGGCTCAGTGTGTTTTCCGACAGTTCCTAGAATCTCGTCTATTGGCGCAAAGTCAAAAAACTGCATGTTTTCGCGAGCAACTTCAAATCTTCTTCGCAACGACTCTTCCGTTCGGCCTTCCAGGTGCGGCAGTATCACTGCCCGCCGAAATTGGTCGCCCTGCAACTGCCAACCAGCTAGGGCGCCCGTTCCAAGCGGCACAGGTTGAAAGACTTCGAGCAGCGGATTCTGATTTGAAAAATCGGACTTCACGGTCAAATCGTGGAAGCCGTGCTGGCGCAAGGCCTCGGAAACCATCTTTGCAACGCAGGCAGAACGAATCTTCCCGAATGACGTAAGGAGACGACTGCCTTTGAATTTCTCAATTACGCTTTTTTCGAAATTGACGTGATCATCAACCGAACTCACAGTTGTCTGTCTGGCCAACTCTGACAGCAATTGAATTACGCGCGCGTAGTGGCGCATAGTTTCTGTTGCATATGTGAGATCATTTTTCGGAAGAGCGCGAACAATCTGTTCTGCAAGCGTGGAATAGCCGATCCACTTCCACTCTACACCCGCAATGTTCGTACGACCATCTGTCCAACCAGGATCACTCAAACTCAGCAGCCAATGACTGGCTGCGTTACCCATCCGTTTAGACCTGCCGGCATACCTTGCCAGTTGCTCCTCGTCGGGAAGGCTGAAAACCTTGTTTTCAATTATAAGCGGCCCGAAATTTGGCCACTCAAACACTAAATCAAGATTGCTCTTCTCGCGCTTGACTGTACGCGCAACAATCAAGTTACGGTCTGGCTGTGACAACGGCTTAAATACGGCGTCGGCCGCAAGTGGAAATTTCTCAAAAAACCAAGCTAATATGTTGCTGTGGAAAAGCTCTCGATGACCAAGCATCAAGTGAGTAAGTGGCTCGTCCTCAAGCGAAGCAATCAAAGTCGGTATAGATGGAACGTCCATATCTAAGCGCTCTTCGCAATTTTTTCCGATAAGATGTAGCCTTTATTAAATCACGCGGAAGGCCAACG